CTCGTCGACGGCGACTCGGTGACCCGAACCTCCCCCGGCGCGCGGGTAGCCCGCTCCACCGCCGGCTTCGACGCCGGCACCGACAGCGACGCACCAGGTGCCACGTCGGTGAACAGCTCCGGACGCTCTTTGACCAGACCGTGGTCATCGTCGGCAGACTGCCCTTTACGCAAGACAGTGGTCCCACCGGACCAGCGGACCACGCCGGCTAGCTTGCTGTACTTCACGATCTGCTCCTCTCACCTTGGAGTGGTCGGTCACGTGGCGGGTGCGAGGTGAGCACACCCGCCACGTGAGATCAGGATCAGGTGGCCTTGTTGACGAGCAGCCGGAACCCGGCCGTGTTCACCACGTCGGCACCAACCCGCGCCCAGGCGAACCAGCCGCGCTGCCCGGTGGGCCGATTCGACGTGGTGTCGAACAGCATCGGGATGAACTCGACCATCATCCCGGCGCGCTGTGCGACCACGTACCCGCGGAAGTCGCCGACGACCAGGAACGGCTGGATGCCGGTGCCCGAGGTGATGTCGTTCATGTAGTCGTTCATCGGGTACTGCCGGCCGAACAGCCGTGGGATCGCTTCCTGGGTGATGTCCACGGAGAAGTTCGGGTCGACGGTGCCCAACTGTCGGATGGAGTTCTGCACGTCGGTGCTCGACATCCAGGCGCAGTTTGCCGCCCGGCGGAACCGCTGAGGCAGAGCCGCCCACAGACCGTAGATGTCTGCACCCGCGATCACCGATGCCGTGGTCACGGTCACCTCGCTGGTGGTCGTCGCGTCCAACCTGGTGATCAGACCAGTCGGCTCGGTGCTGCCCGACGTACCCGTGGTGAGCTTCTCTGCGAGCAGCTCGTCGTAGCCCTCGGCGAGCAAGCCCGACATGGACTCGGCGAACCCTGGCCAGTCCATCCCGATCTCGATGCTGAACGGGATGAACCCGTCAGCCCGCCTGGTGGTCACCGTCGGCTGCGCGACCGTTGGCGCGTTGTCCGTTGCCGCCGCCGCCTCCGTGTCGAACTTCCACGACACCCCGGCCGAGCTGACACCCTTCCACACGTCGGTGGTGATGGTCTCCACCCTGGCCAGCCGCAGGATGTCGTTCTCCGACCCCTGCGCGGTCATGATGATCGTGGGGTCGATGAGCACCGGAACTGCGAACCCGCCGGCGGTGTCGGACAGTGACGCGGCCCGGTTCAGATGCCGCACCACCTCGATCGCCCGAGCCTCCTCCTGGGTGTACGCGTGCGAGCCGGACGCATACTTCTGGAACGCCGACCGGTACGACGGGTGCTGGGTGGCGATCACATGCCGGGCCAGCAGGTCACCATCCAGGTTCGCGTTGCGTGTACGCAACAGCTTCTCCAGATGCTCTTTCTGATCCGAGCGCAGATGTCCGCCGAGCTCCCGGTCATCCAGAATGTGCCGCGCCCGGGTCAGCGCCTGCTGCTCGGGCACGATCCGCACATCCCCGTCCCACGGGTCCTCACGCTTCGTGCCAACCTGCAGGCTCTGGTACTTCGACCGGGCATCCTGCAGCCGCTGCGCCCGCTTGGCCTTGCGGGTAGACAGCGCCAGTTCGTCGTGCTCGGCGCCGAGCTCATCCCACGTTGCACGCTGCTCGTCGTCGAGGTCACCGTCGCCGGCCTCGTCGTTGATCTCCTTCATCTCTGCTTCGATCTCGGTCAGCCGCTTCTCGGCGTCCTCCATCGAAAGCTCCGCCTTGCGGAACTGGACCTTCATTGACATCGGAATTCTCCAACCCGCTAATGCGACGGAACCTTCCGTCGCGTGTCGACTCCCTGCAGTTGCTGCAGGCGAAGGCGGCGTGCTGCCGCCGTCCCGTCGACGTGGCGGTCCGACCCGATGTCGGATGCCGGCGCTTCCGGCTTGGACCCTGGCTGGGCAGCGGCCCCCGTGGGGGTGCTGAGCCCGTGCAGTGCCCGGAACGCTGCGAACGAGCGGACAAGCTCGTCGTAGCGGTCCTGATCACGCTTCTGTATCTGCTCGGCCCACCAGTCGGTGCCCGAGCGCAGCCCGGCGGTCGCGTCCGGGTTCGCCGGCCACGTCACCGGGCCAGCCTCAAACAGGCGGACCTGGGTGATCGTCCGCTCAGGCACGCCATCCGGGTTGCCATCAGACTTCTCCGGCTCCCGGTCCCACTTCTCGGCCAACACCTCGAACATGAAGCTCGAGCCGTAGGCGCCGGCGCGCAGGCCTTCGACGATCAGCTCCGGGGTGCCGCGGAACAGCGGCCCCTCCAGGTGCGCGAAGTCGTCACGCTCCTCCAGGACCTCGGGGACGCTGAGCATCTTCTGGTCGAGGAACATGTCGAAGCCGTGGTTGAACAGGACCTTGACGTTGGACCCGTTCTCCTTCATCGTCTTCTTGAACGACCCGCGCTTGACCTGCTCCATGAACCGGCCCTCCCAGAACGAGTCGATCTCGTACCAGGTGTCGAACCGGGAGAAGTCGACGACCAGCGTGCCGACGCGCCCGTCGGCCGGGGCTGCGGCATCAGGTTCGTCGGCTCGGGCCGGTCGGGTGTTCAGTTGTGATGCCGGGCCACCACCGCGGATCACATACAGGCCTCGCATCGCGCGCACTTGTCCTCCTCGTATGCTGGACGTGAGTGGTTGCCGCGAAGTGGTATCGGCGGGACCATCCACAGCGGTGAACGGCGGGGGGGTCGACGGACCCACTTACGACCCGCTGGCGGGCTGAGCAGTGGCTGGTACCAGTCGTTGCGACAGTGCCGCGGGGTTCGACTCCCCGTCCGGCGATCACTCGTCGTCGTCTTCCTCAGGTTCGCCCGGCGGCTCGCCCTCGCTCGGTGGTGGGGCGGCACCCGGTGTCGGGTTCGGCTCGTCGCCCCAGTCGACCGGCGGCAACTCTTCCTTGTCACGGACCTCGTTGACGACCTTGAACCGCTTGTCCAGGGCGATCGCGTACGCCTGGTAACGGCGCAACGTGTCCGTCTCCAACAGCGCATCCCGGTTCAACCGCACATACTGCGGCCGCGGCAGGAACATGCTCAACAGCCGTTCCAACCGGCGCAGCCACTTGTTCAACGCGTACTTCAGCACGTGCAGGTCACGGTCGATCAGGTTGCTGTAGGTGAGCGAGCTGCCCTTGGTGCCGTAGCCGAGGATCTCCGCGATCCCCGGGCCGAAGATCCGGGCCGACTCCGCGGCGGTGAAACCCTGCGTCTCAAGGAACTGCGACTCCTCAGGGTTGAGTTGGATCTGCTGCCACTCCCAACCCTTGCCCAACACCAGCGGCTCGCGGGTGCCACGCAGCGCGGCCATGAATCGGTCCTTGGCCGTCTCCGCCACACCCGGCTTCGACAAGTCGACCTCGGTGTTGCGGAGCACCCCGCCCGGGTGGGCGCCGTCCTGGAACCACTGCAGACCAAACCTTGTGGTCGTCAAGTTGAGGCCGATCGTCCACGCGTGATACGCCACCGGCGACAGGCCGAGCAGGCAACCCGGAACCGGGTTCACCCGCCGGTGCAGCATCCGGTTGACCGGAACCTCCCGGCCCTGGTGCAGCCACTTCACCTCGCCGTCCTCAATCAGCGGGTGCACCCGATCCGGGTGGAAAATGTCCACCTGCTTGAGCATCTGCGCCGGGCCGCGCTCCAGGACGTTCCCGTACAGGTTGCCCCGCAGCAGCCAGGACACGAGCACCCGGTAGCACCAGTCCTCCAGGCCCTGGTCCGACCCGTCCGGGTCCTGCAACCAGCCGGGCATCGACAACTCTTCCCGGGTCGAGCCTTTGCCGCGGAACACGTCCGCCGGCAGTTCGGAGCCGATCGACGCGATCAGGTCCACCGCGGAGCGAACCGCCACCGACTGGAGCGACGATTCGGCGGTCGAAAGGTCAACCTCGTTGAACTGCTGCCGGGTCAGCGCGAGCAAGGCTTGCGACAACTGGTTCACCGGCCAGCCCGCGCGCTGCTCCGGCGCACGCGGCCGGGTCCGGGCGCGGAAGAACACACTCACCGCGCGACACCCCCCGGCTCAGCCGGCTCGCTTGCCGCCCGACGGTCCAGCGCCAACATGAACATGCCGGCGACCACGAACCCGGCCGGAGCCCACGCCAGCCACGCCCCGTAGCAGATCGCGCCAGCACCAACTAGGCCCGGCAGTTGCGTACCGACCCGCACCGACAGCCGCAGCACATGCCCGGCGGCCGCAGCCACCGCCGGCAACAGCCGGCGACGGGCACGGGCCGCCTTGCGGGCCCGGGGGATGCCATGCACGAACGTGGACACCGGCACCCCCTAGTAGATGTTGGCCAGCGGGTCGTAGTCGGCCTGCACCAGATGCGCCCACGCCTCGAACAACCACAACGCCAACGTCACCGCACGCAACGGCGCCGTCTCCGTCTTCCGGTCATCCCACGTCGCACCACCCGCAGCCGGCCGAGTAGACGCCTGCGACAACGCCGAGTTGACCGGTGCATCATCCAGATGCCGCAGCGTCGGCACCTCAGCCCGGGCCGCGTCGACGAACAGGCCGTAGGCGGCCGCATCCTGCGCCGCGCTCGGAACCGCCAGATCCCCACGCTGCGGATCGTCCGCGTCCACCGGCCCGACAATCTCGGCCTTCTCCAAGTCGAGCAGGAGATTCTCAGACTTGGAGGACACGACGAACCCGATCGGGTTCCACTTCGACTTGAGCTCAAGCAGCCGGCCCACCGCCCACGCGGTGCCCGGTCGCCAATCCGACAGGCCAACCTGCAGCAGGCCGTCGCCGCGCCGGCCGGCCCAGCCGATCGCGCTGCGGGTCCGGTCCCGGCTCACCACCAGAGCGAAGGTGACATCCGCCGGACGGTCCGCCTTCGAATCCGCCAGCGACTGCCACAGCTCGGCGGGGATGACCTTCGAGCCAGCGACAGCGCCGGGACGCCAGACGCCGAGCCGTTCGTGCGGGAACTCATCACCCAAACCCGACGGGCCGAACTCGTCCTCAACCGTCTGCTCCGGAATCCGAATACCCATCGCCGGGTTGGTCGCGTACCAAAGCTCCCGATCAGCCCACGCCTGC